CTTTGAAGTTATCATCAAGTTGCATCGTGCAGCGGGCTTTTCAGAGGAAGAGCTGCTGACTATGTCATGTATTGCTGAAGATACTGCTTTCCCATTATCTAACATTAATGGTGATTTGATTGAGTTCTTTGGAACTAATCCATCTGGTCATCCATTGACGGTTATCATTAATTCGTTGGTGAATTCGTTGTACGTGCGTTATTGTTATCGCATGTTGAATCCTCTTAAGGAGGTTCGTTCTTTTCGGTCAAATGTGCATCTTTTCACTTATGGTGATGATAACATTATGGGTGTGAGTAAGAACACTCCTTGGTTTGACCACACCACCATGCAAGCTGTTTTGGCTTCATTTGGTGTTGAGTATACGATGGCTGATAAGGAAGCAGAATCAGTACCATACATCAACATTGATGACTGTTCTTTCCTGAAAAGGAAGTGGGTCTTTGATGAAGATGTTGGTGACTGGTTGTGTCCATTGGAAGAATTGTCCATTGTCAAAAGTTTGACAGTTTGGGTTCCTTCCAAGACCATTGATAAATATGCTCAGATGATTGCAGTTATTACAAGTGCAAATAATGAGTTCTTTTTCCATGGTCGACAAATTTTTGAGAAACATCATAAGAAGTTTCGAAAAATTATTGAAGCTGAACCATACAGTTTCTACGTGAATGAAACGACGTTACCAACTTTTGATGAGTTGGTAGAACGGTTTCACTTAGCCTCTCGAGGCTAGGTGGGTTGATAACCCACCAACTTCATGTATATTTGTTTTTTGCATGATTTTAATTTTAACAGCTATTTCCCAAATTTTTGAGTCGCGTGTATATAACTACATGTTAGGAGCTGTGGTGGTTGCCAAAAAGACCACCAAACCGAGTGTGTGTTCGCAAGCATACTTAGGTTTTAATAAGTTGCGATTACAATCAGATGATGAAACAATTCCTGAATCTCAGGGTGCTTCACCGTCTGAACAAAGTCAAGTTTTGACTTTTGTTGATACTGTAGGAGATGTGGATGTAATTCCGTATCATCCTTCGGCATTGGCAACCGTTGACATGTCCAATAATACTTCTTTGAAGGAATTTTTGTCTCGCCCTACGTTGATTGATTCACGTACATGGCAGACTTCGGATGTTAATGGACAATTGGGTTCTTTAATTGAACCATGGGCTTTATTATTGAATAACAGTGTTATTACTAATAAACTCAAGAATTTCGCATTTATTAGAGCGAAATTGTGTATTAAGATTGTTCTTAATGCTACACCATTTCATTATGGCTTGATGCGTGTTGCGTATGAGCCTAATGTTAATGCAGCCAATACTGGTGATCGAGTTTCAAAAGTTCGCACCAATGGAACCAATAATAATCCTGTTAACATTCTTTTGAGTCAATTGCCGGGAGCATGGTTATATCCTGCAGATAATAATGGTGGCGAGATTCATGTTCCCTTTTTCTTTTCAAAGAATTGGGTTAGTTTGAAGAATATTAGTAGCATCAAAACTCTTGGTATTTTGTATTATTACATTACATCAGTTCTTGGTGTTGCTAGTTCTTCTGGATCTACAG